CTTCTTTTTCATATCGCCAAGGAACTGCGAGTAGTTAATGTGGCGGTGCGTACACCAGTTTTTGAGGGGTGTTGGTATGAGATATAGCTGCTTTGTATCTGTCTCAAACCTAGCTACCAACTTGAATCTAGGCGTTTCGTCAGGGACAACAAGCGAGTCCAACCCGCTGTTAGTAGTAAGCGCCCCACCTCTACTATCCGTGGTGCTTTTAATTTTCAAAATGTTACCGATATGCTCGTTGATGTAGTTGTTGAGAGTCTCTACCACGTCATCATTAAGCACCATTGCGCTCTCACGGTTCATATCAACTAACTGACCTGCGAGCCGTGTGATTTTGTCCATGTCATAGGTAAGCAGTCCTAGCTGATTAGCAATCAACCCCCCTGCGATACCTGTCGATAGACCACCGGACCAGAATCGGTTTGTCTGTGTCAGCCTAAACGCTTTATCTATACGGGTCTGAATATCGTTTACTAGTGTTTTGACTTCCTCTCTGTTACGCATCACGTGCTGGGCGAATATCTCCCCTGCATGCCCGTAGTTCTCATATAGTAGAGTGTTGAAGTCATCCGTAGTTTCCTTAGAGGTCTCTATGCCGAGTTTAGTTACATGGGCCTCAAGTACACGCTGCGCCTCTGCTTTTGGTACAGCTTTGTATACTGAGATACGCTCTACAAAACTGGTGTTGCCTGTAGTAAGTACAGAGAACGCCCACGGTGCTCCCCTAGTACGCTCTTGGTTGGCGCTACTCTTCATCCTCCCCTTCTGCATACCACCGGTCAGAGTGTATGCCATGTTACTGAGATCATCACCCTTGAGGTTGGTCACCTCATCAATAAGTAGGGGTACGTTCTTATAGATCTCACCACGGTTCATCAGGAAGTTACCAGTATCCTGTGCCTTGACTGTTACATCCTTGGGGTTCCCCCATATAGAACCTGCTGCGTGTACGGCGGTAGTTTTACCCTCTCCCGAACCTGCACCGTAGAGGTGTAATGCCATAGCGGGAATATTTGGTAGCATATCCATCAAGATAGAGCCAAATCCCATACACACGACTAGCTGGTATAGTTCCTGATTCGGGGTATCTGCATAGAATTGTGCCATACGCTTCCAGTTCTCTAGCGTCCCTTTCTTCTCAAAGAACGGTATCATCTTCTGCGTAGCGTTAGACGGGTAGTTCTTCTTGTATCCATCAGGTGTAATCTCTCTATCTCCGATCACAAATGATTCATGCTCTTCTGTCCATCCAAATTGTTTATGTGCACGTGGTGCCATAGTTGTCTCTTGTAATTCATTTATCCAAGTCATGGTGTACTCCATAATGGCGTCCATTTTTATCGCTGCAACCCCCTCGGCTGACATAAATTTCCTAAACTCGTCGCGTGATGTGGCGGCTGTTAGCGGCATTACGAACTCACTAACCCCATCCTTTGGCAAATGCAGTTGTACAATTGCGCACTCGCCAATATCTGGGTCCTTCAATCTACCTACTACATATAAGTCGTTATGGTAGATTAACTTCTCTGTAAGCTCCCCCTCTGCGTCCATCGTTCTCATATACACACCCCCCTTCAACCCACGAAAATAGGGCTTCGGGTATGGTGGTATGACGTGTACTTTAGGGTTTACCTCTGTGCCTAGCTCCTGCGTACCACGTTCATCTGGTGTGGGGTCAGGCTCTTCTACAACATTATCCTCTGCAGCAGCTTCTAATACCTTGCCCCCAAGTACAATCGGAGAAGTTACTTTCCCCCAGTTAGGGCATTCAGGACACACATCTGGATTGTGTTCGTTAAACTTAGCGCAATGATGCGGCCCCTTAATTAGAGCTACCTTGTGGATAGTATCGTTGAAATCATATTCGGGGTGTCTCTTCGACATTGCGTGGACTGCTTTCTCTCCGTCTTTGCAATACTTCGCAATTGACAACCCACATCTCCATAGCGGTTCACTAATATCCGCTTGGTTCTGGATTATGTGTTTCAGCTGTTCGCACCCTTTGCGAGCTTTCGTTTTACGCATAATATCTACGAAGTAACTAGCACGGCTCCCCATCAGGTTATCCATAAGAGCACTATTGCCTGCCGGTACGTATCTATTAGCGAACAGTTTTGTATCGCCTGTACCTAGCAACTCTGTAAAGGTTTCAAACGAGATAGGTTTAACACCATCTACTCCTAGTACACGTACTAGTGAGGGCGGGGAATCTTTGTGATTGTGCGTGGTTGGTATACGTAACACTCTTGCTCTATCTGCAGGTACCGCTGAGTCTATGGGTATGTTGTCTAGGCATAGCTTCTTGAATCTCTCTGCTACTGGTAACCATGCCTCCGCAGGTACCGCCTCTTCCAACGCCCAGTACGCATGTATACCTCTACCCGAATCGACTAGTGTAGGTATCGGGAGTCCCTGCTCCTTACAGAATTTACCTAGTGTCTTTATCGCTTCACGTTGTGACTTGTATTCTTTCCCATCTCCGCAATCTAGGTCTAGGAAAAATGACTTTATTTCGTGAGCGTTTACAGCTTTACGCGACTTGTTATCTTTGTACGTTGCAAGTCCAAAGAATACATTGAACCCATTTTCGTTTTTTACTTCTGCTGCTTCTAGCAGCTTATCTATTGTGTCATGGAACGTCTGTATCCTGCGTTCCCCTTTGTAACTGAATAAGCAGTAGTACCCCTCATCACTTAGCACAGACTGCAAAAAAGCCCTAGCTTCCATAGGCTGGCTCCCTCCGCATTATGTAGCGGGGGCAGTGCCCCCGCTACTAGGTTAATTACTCATCGTCGTCTGTGTCATCCCATTCATCCAAATCATCCAAAAGGGAATCTAGGTCATCAGACTCTTCCTCAGGGTCAGATACATTAGCTTTCGCTGGCTGTTTGACCGTTGGCTCATCGACTTCATTAACCTTGGCAGGTGCCGCTTTCTTCTTAGCTGCCTTTTTCTTCGCTGCTTTCTTTACGGGTGCTTTCTTTACGGGTGCCTTCTTCGCGGGTGCCTCCTCTTTAGCACCCTCTACGTGGTCGGTCTGAGCAACTGTAAGGGTAACAGCTTTTTCGACCTCGGGGGTATCTTTTAATGCAATCGCAGCTTCAAGCTCCTCTTCATCCAGAGGACGGACAGCACTGAAGAACAATTTAGGCACGTCACTATTGTCGTCAAACGCCATCTTAGTAACGATACCAATAGCAGGCGCGTTATGTGCGTTCAAGAACTTAGCATATGCCTGCATCGGCATGTTATCCCCAACCTTATCCCCAAAGATGCTCGTAGCTGCTAGAGAGATCTGATATACAGTCTCTAGGTCACCCTCAATAGCAATCGCTAGCCGCTGTCCATACCGGCATGCGCGGGTATCTCCCTGCCCTGAACCCTTAACATTCTGTGGGCAAGTCTGGCAGTTATTAGACTGCGGCTCCTCTATGCTCTCATCGGGGGAACTGGCATCAGGTGACCAACAGCTAGGCGATGTGATGTTGTCGGGGTCATACGATCCCTCGTAGAAGGTACGCGAGAGTGTAGCCGCATCCAGAATAATGATGTTCATTTCATTATCGTGGCTCACGTCCATCTGCTCACCATTCACAATCCTACGGAACTTGCCACCACGGAAGCTAATACGGCGGGTCGTCCCAAAGCTACCACCAACAAGGTTGTCGTTAACTCCCTGTAGGGACTCTAGTAGAGAGTTACTAACCAAATCTGTGTTATCACCAAAAAGTGTCATTGCACTCATTTCATTCTCCTAAATATTGTCATCTAATGACGGGTTGTTTATGTACTGCTGGTCGGGATCTTCGGTACCATCCGCAATCCCAGATACGCTAACTTTCACTCTCTCCGCTTCTTCTACCTCCGTGGGTTCCTCAACTTTATCAATGACACTCTTAGTGTCAGGCTCATTCAACAACGCTGCCTCTACTTTGCGTAGGTTAAAACGATACGTGTTCCCCACCTTCATATAGGTGCTTTCGGGGATGTGCCCCAACTTCACCCAATGACGGATCGTGGGAACTGCCAATGCAAAATGCGCTGCCAATTCTTCGGTAGTGCAATACTCGCTCACTTATACCTCCTATTTTCTAATGGTTAATACATACTCCGAGGAGATATTAAGCCCCTTCGGCATCACGTCAGGATTCTCTTCTAGGAACTCTTGCACGTTCCCTTGGTTGAGACTCTTAGCAAAAAACTCAGGTACGCGATTCTCCAGAATGAAGTCGTACATGCTCTCCCAATCACTAGTCCAGTATTTGGTTTTCACTGAGCGATAGAACATTCCAGATGCAGTACGCACACTATCCAGTTCATTCTCTCTACAGTAATCTAGCAACGCGGTTTTGATCCTGTCTTGTTTCTCTTTAAGATCGCCATCCTTCGCTTTGAACTTGGCTGATAACTCCGTGCGCTCCGCTTTGATTTTCATAAACACGCGCATAGCCTTCTCGATTTGCAACTTCTCTTCACCCATTGTCGTTCTCCATTTAACACCACTGTATTGTGATGAGGTTCTCAGTATACCTCCGTTTTCCTCTCTACGCAAGCACAGAATTGTATAAATCTATCACTTTTTGGTGTATATCAATCTTGTTGTCCAACATCTTATACACGTGTTTCTCTACCGCTGACCCTTGTAGCTGCACTACTGTACATGGGTGGTGCTGTCCTGATCTATGGATTCGTGCGTTAGCCTGTGCGTAGATCTCTAGGGATGAGGTTGGTCCCCACCATACAATCGTATTCGCCGCAGTCAGGGTCACACCATGTGCAGCTGCTTGAGGCTGGATCACTAATACCTTCGGGTCAGGCTTACTCTGAAAGTCGTTGAAGATCCGCGATCTCTCCCCTGCACTCACGTCACCCCTAATAATCTCTGAGGTGATCCCATCCTTCTTTAGCTTCGCAGTAATAAGATCTATCACGTGTTTGAACGGTGCGAACACCAGAACTTTCTGACTGGATTCGTCAATGACCTCTCGTAACACCTTGTATCTATTCTTGACATCAAACTCTAGGACTTCTCCATCGTCTGTGTAGACCGCCCCTGCTGACATTTGCAGTAACTTATTCATTGCCACGGCTGCGTTAGCGGCTGTAATACTCTCACCTGCTGCCTGCATAATCATATTCTGACGCAACACTTCGTAGTAATTCTTCTGCTGCGTAGTTAGAGGCACGTCACGTTTTGTATACATCAGCTCCGGCAGGTCTAGGCACTCGTCCTTGGTAAACCTTATGGCAGGCTGGAGTGCGTTATACACAGTCTCCGTAGCGTTGTCTTTAGGCACCCATCGAAACTGCGTCACCTTGTACATAACCTGATCGCGGAATGATCCAAAGTACCGTGGCACCCCTTTCGGATTAACTAGCTTGGCAATCCCATACGCATCGGTGGGGCTCTGTGCTGCTGGAGTACCTGTCATTAGCCATAGCCATGTGCCGGGACCCACCAGTTTGTTCAGGGTTTTCCATCGTTTTGTCTTGGCGTTCTTGTAGTGAGTGGCCTCATCCACAATGATTAGATCGAACCCTCCCGCTGCTATCTCATCAGCAACAATCTCCACGCCATCGTAGTTGATAATCACGTACTCAGAACCTTGGGCTAAGATCTCCCTGCGTTTCTTGGCTGAACCATGCGCAATCTCAACCGAGCGGTGCATAGTTACGTCGAACAGATCATTCCGCCAAGCGGAGTCCATGATAGACAAAGGACATAATATAAGTACCCTG